ATATCGGTGTTCTATTCAAGTCACAGAACGCATCAACATGGACACCTTCACAGTATGAAGACTTGATGTTCAAGATTTATAGAGCAGAGTTCTCAATTCCTAATACAGCAGCAAATAGTACACTTGTACTAGAAAATGCACAATTAGGTGAATCTAATGGTGGTTTCTTAAATCTAAGAACCAATGCACTACAGACAACATCTGGTAGTGATGAAATAAGAGTATTCCATGGTAACCATGGTCAGCAATCTAATCTTAACTATGTTCAACTTAGTGGAGCAAGGTCAGAGGTTGCAGATACCACTATTAATGTGGGTGCAGGTTTGACTACGACTGCTACTTCGGTAACTGTTGCTGATGCATCTCAGTTCCACACAACTATTGGTGGATCTGCTGTTGGTAGTTCAAATACTGGATTTATCAGGATCAGAGGAACTCAGGAAGATGGTAGTGGTGATGAGATCATTGCATACGATAGTATTGCAGGTAATGTAATCAACTTCAACTCAACTGGTAGAAACTATTCAGGTACTTCAGGATTTTCAACTGGTAAAGCACATGCCGATGGTGCAGTAGTTGAGTGTTATAACCTTTGCGGTATACCTCTTACATTAATTAATACTACTCATAATAATACAACTGGTGGTTTAATCTCAATTAACAGTCCTCACAGTTACAACTTAAAGATAACTAATAAGAATGCTGATAAGAGTATTAACTGCGGTGGACCTAATATGGTAGTATCACAGAATGTTCCATGGGATGTTCTTACACCTCAAATCCAAAGTCAGGTAGAACCTATGACCAGTTTGACTGCTAGAGTCAAAGGTACTAGCGGAACTTCATGTGGTCCTTATCCAGCTGGAGAGAGTGGAGAGACTTCATTTGTTAAAGACGCTGCATGGCAAGATATTACTATTGCTGAGGAGAACTACTTCCCAGGTACTAAGATCATTGCTAACCAGTTGAATGAGATCAACAGAATGAACAGTGCTAAGTCATTCACTATGGAATTAACTCTTGGTACTGAGGTAAGTCACTTATCTCCTGTTATTGATCTAACTCAGTGTGCTGTTATTACAACTGCAAACCAGTACAACAATATTACTCCAACCACAGGTATTGGTGGTGAGTGTGCGGGTAATTATATTACTAAGGTTGCTAGACTAGAGAAGAGTGCTAGTGGTATTAAGGTCATGCTTGCTGCTAATACATTCAACCAGTCTAAGATCGTGGTGATGTACAAGTTGGTTCCAGTTGGTTATGCAGGTAACCTTGATGACCTAGAGTTCCAGTTCTTCAATACAGACGGAAAACCAGATAGCGGTGAGTTAGTTCCTCAAAATGATCTAACCACATTTACTGATTATGAGTTTACCATTGAGGATACTGATGACTTCGATGCATTCCAGATCAAGATCAGTCTTCTAAGTTGGAGACAACCATACATACCTAGAGTAAAAGACTTTAGAGCGATAGCGTTAGCATAATGGAAAAAGATATAATTGAATTGATCCCCGTCGAAGGACACAACTCACTCGGTAGGGATCCAAATTCTAATGCGATAATAAATACCGACTTAACTGCATATGAATCTTATAAGAAGGCACGTGCAGAAGCAAAAAGAAAGGCAGCAGAAATGGATGCTTTGAAGGGTGAAGTTGCGGAATTAAAAAGTCTTGTAAAGAGTTTGATTGAGAAAGAAGATAAATAAAGTTAAGCTAAATAATATAGTTGTAAAAGAATGGCTAGTGCTGTATCCAATTTACTGATATATCAGGGTTCTGACTTCATCATCGACTTCACTATTGAAAACGATAATGGGACAGTATTCAATTTGACTGGATATACAGTAGCATGTAAAATCAAAAAGCATTACACAAGTAGTACGTCCACTACTGTAACTGCTGCAGTTCTATCACCTGCAACCAGTGGGCAGATTCAATTATCGCTCACAAACGGACAAACGGCCGCAATGAAGTCAGGTCGTTATGTATATGATGTCGTTATCACAGCAACATCTGGTATCAAATCCAGAGTGCTAGAAGGTTCTGTCAGCGTACTTGAGGGGGTAACAATTTAATGGCACGACTAAGATTTGGAGATCAATCAGTTCCAAGAGTAACCAGAGTCGCCACTGGAGGTGGTGGAGGTACTATTGGTGGTATGTCTGATGTCGATCTCACCGATACATCTCAAGGAGGACTAGCAGACGGTTCTGTTCTAGTCTATTCTGCTGCAGATACAAAATTTGTTCCAACAAACGTACTGAATAACGTAACTATCAACGGGGGTAGCTTCTAATGGCATCAAATATACTCATTAAAAGGAGTACTGGTTCAACCGCACCAGGCACCATTACGTATGGTGAATTAGCACTTACTACTGGTGCAAACGGTACTCAAGCAAATGCTGGTGATCGCCTATTTGCAGGTGATAACAATGGTGCTGCACAGGTAGTTGGTGGTAGATACTTCACAGACATGCTTGATCATGTCCATGGAACTCTAACCGCAAGTTCTGCTGTTGTTCTAGACAGTAACTTAAAAATTGATAACTGGAATGTTGATGACATTAACTTAAATGCTAACGTCATTACTACTTCTACTACTGACGCTGACCTTATCCTCCGTGCAAATGGCACAGGTAAGTTGGTCATTGAAGATGGTCAGGAACTAGAATTTGGTACTACAGGTGACGTAGAATTTGTATTTAACGACTCTGATGCTGTTGTGGACATCAAGCGAGTAGCAGGTACCCCCGACTTGCGTATCGCTGATGACATGAAGCTTCATTTCGGTAATACAAAGGATGCTTCCATATATTATGATGAGACTACTTCTGATAAAGTTCAGGTAGAAGGTGCTGACTGGAACTATGCAACTGGTGTTACTGCTAACTATGCAGATACAACTGATGCTTCCAACGTTGCTACAGCAGCATTTACCGTTGCTGGTGGTATCGGTGTTGGTGCAACCACATGGACTAAAGACCTTAAGGTTGATGACAACACAACTCTTGGTACTGCAGCTGGTGACCTTTTGACAGTTAATGCAACCACAACGTTCCAAAACGGTGTGACATTCAACGGTCAAACAACTATTACTGGTACTACACAACAGACTGGTGATATTCAGGTTGATAACCTTAAGTTAGATGGAAACACACTTTCAACTATCAATAACGTCCAAGAATTGATTTTAGACCCATATCCTGCAGGTGGCGACGCTGATGGATTGGTTATAATCAAAGGTGACCTTCAAATTGATGGTACAACAACTACTGTTAACAGTGCTTCAATGTCTGTTAACGATCCTACCATTGAATTGGGTGATCCTACTACTCCTGTAACAGTTAAAACTCTTGCTACCTTTGCAGGTAATGCAACAACACAAGTTCAAGTTGATGCTGTGGAGCAATTACAAGCTGGTGATGCAATCACTGGTACTGGTATTCCAGCAAACACAACTATTGCTTCTATCAATACAGGTACAAAAACAATTACATTAAGTGCAGCAATCACTGCTGACCAAGTAGTTGGTGCAACTCTAACCACAGTTAGGGGTGCTGATGATGCAATGGATCGTGGTGTTAAGGTTCATTATAACGCATCTGGAACAAACAAGTTTGGTTTCTTCGGTTATGATCGTACAGGCGGTGCAGATGGTGCAGGTGCTTGGACATTCATTGAAGAAGCAACTGACACAGGTACTGTATTTGGTGTTACAGGTCAACGTGGTACTGTTCTTATTGGTGATCTTGAATTAGATAACGACCTCGTAGTTCAATACGGTGGTACTGGTGCTAGTTCATTTACCACAAATGGTATCATATTTGGTAACAACACAGGTGCTTTACAGGTAACTGATGCTGCTAATATGGCATCTCCTGGTACTACACCTGACGTGACAGAATCCTATCAAATATTAACCGTTACTTCAGCTGGAGTTCCAGTCTGGACAAACACGATAGACGGTGGAACTTTTTAGAATCTTATTAACATGAACGCACAAATTGTTATTTCTACATTACAGAAAAAAGTCTCTGAATTGACCCTCATTAATGTGATGCTGGAAGCACAGATCCAAGATCTACGCAGCCAGTTAAATAGTATAAACGAACAAACTAGTGATGCACAAGTAGATGGCAACGAGAATCAAACTCAAGAGATCGACGACAGCAGCAGCGGTCCCGACGACTTCTAATTTAGAAGACGGTGAGATAGCCCTTAATATAGTCGATCAAAAATTATACGCCAGAAATGGTGGTGCAATAGTTGAAATTGCGAACCAGAAACCGAATGTCGGTGAGGTGACAACCAACATGCTGGCCACTGATATCACGAATGGTCCTACTCACACATGGTTTGTTAATAAGTCTGGTAATGATAATACTACTCTACCTAACTCTGGTGCAAATGGTAAGCATTCAGATTCTTCGTTCCTTACAATCGCTAAAGCACTTACTGTTGCACAGTCTGGAGACACTATCCTAGTAGGTACTGGTACATTCCAAGAAGTATTTCCTTTAGCAATTCCTGATGGTGTCACTCTACGTGGTACTAATTTACGTTCAACAATTGTTGAGCCAACTCCTGCGACTAAAACTAATAACGCAATGAATCTATCAGGAGACTGCCATGTCTCTGATATGACAATTACAGGTTTTGAATATGATAGTGGTAACGATAAGGGATATGCATTCGTTCTAGTATCAACAGTTGATTCAAATAAGAGTCCATATATTGAAAGAGTAACCGTAACTACTAAAGGTAGTGTCACTTCTGCATCAGATCCATATGGATTTGCACAGGGAGATGCAGGTCGTGGTGCTAAATTAGACGGTGCATTAATAAATTCCAATTCACAACACGCTTCAGTCCTCTTTAATGAGTGTACTTTCATTACACCTAACCAGATTGGTCTTCTACTAACCAATGGTATTCGTTGTGAGTGGTTAAATTGCTTCAACTACTTTGCTTCTATTGGTGTACAAGGTATACAAGGTGCCACAGGTAAGTATGGAGCAGGTCAAACAAGATTAAAACTAGGTGGTACGAGTGGTACTTTCTCTGCTGCTGAGGTAGTATACCAGTTAGAAAATGGTTTCCAGTCAGGTACATATGCTAGATCAGGAACTACTGTCACTCTAACAAGAACTGGACATGGTTTAGAAACTAATGATTACATCTATGCAGACTTCATTAGTGGTGGTGCTACAGATAATTTCTATCAAGTTACTAAAGTAGATGCTAACGTCGTTACATTTACTGATAGTGCATCAGGAACCATAGCATCTGGTAATGTCACTTATAAAAAGGCACTTGGTCGTGGTGTTATTGCTAGTAATGATGGTACTTACGTTTACATTAATGGTAAGGGATCTGGAGAATTTGTTACAACAACAAAACCAGTAAAAGTATTAAGTAGATTTGGTGACACCCAGATTGATACTGCACAAAAGAAATTTGGATCAGGTTCACTATTATTTGACGGTACACAAGATAATTTGATGGTTCCAACCGATGAAGACTTCGGATTTGGTACTGCAAACTTCTGTATGGAGGCATTCATACGTCCAGCTAGTGTAACTGGTACTCAACATATATTTGATCTTAGAAACGCATCATCCACAGATACTGCAGGTAAACTTTATCTTAATGGTACTGCACTTCATTATGGCGTAGGTAACTCATCCACACTCAATGGTGGAACTCTAGCAACTGGCACTTGGTATCACGTTGCTGTTGCAAGACAGGCTGGAACTACTAAGATATTCCTTAATGGTACAGAATTAGCAAGTGGTGCTGATACAAATGACTATGGCACTACTAAACCAGTAGCAATTGGTTCTAATTATGACACCTCTTCTCCAGCTGAAGCATTCAACGGACATATTGATGAGGTAAGATTTAGTAAAGGTGCTGCTCGTTTTACTGCAGGATTTACTCCTACCACAAGTGCATACACTTCAGATAATAATACTGTATTACTATTGCATGGTAATGGTGACGATGCTTCCACAACATTCACTGATGAATCTGGTGGAACATCTGATATCAGATCAAATGGTGGAGACAGTGCTACTCAGGTAACTACTGCTGACTACTCTGCATTTGGTGCTGAGTTACGTTCAGTTGCTTCTGCATGTGTATATGGTACAAAGGGTGTACAGGCAAATGGTTCTGGTGTAAAACTCTTATTGACTGCACATAACTTTGCATATGTTGGTGCAGGTGCTGACTATACCAATGACCCCTCACTTGCTGTTCAGGTAAATGAAGTAGAAGAACTGAATAGTGGTAAAGTATTATACTCATCAACTGACCAAGATGGTGACTTCCGTGTTGGTGATGCATTTACAGTTGATCAATCTACTGGTAATGTTCAGTTTGCTGCAACATCTACTGCTCAGTCTGCTGCTAACATCACCTTAAGTGATGGAACTGGTACTACTAACATCTATCCTGCATACGTTGAAACAGGTAACTTACGATTAGCAGGTAACAGTCTTACATCTACGTCAGGTAAGATCATCCTTGACCCTGCAGGTGACGAAGATATTCAGTTGAATGGTCAGGTTATTGCTCCAGAAAATATCTACTTTGCTCCAAACAGACTAGCATCTTTCCTAGGTACTGGTAACTCTTCTGTTGCGTTCACAGTTGGTACTTACGCACAAGCAGGTTTCTCCTCTTTTGGTATCTTCTCTAATAAGAACTTTGGTGTTAACAAGAAATCTCTTAACGAAACCACTGGTATTACAATAACAAACGAAGGTTCTGGATATACACCTGGCTCATATAGTGCTGCAACTCTATCAAACCCAGATCTAATTGCTACTGCAACCGCAGTCCTAGCAACTGATGGTGCGATTGGTACTGTTAACGTTACTAATCCAGGAACATTATATACCGCAGCACCAGGTGTTACTACTAGCATATCTCCATCATCAGGTATTACAACCTTCTTAGTTTCTCTAGAACAAGGTGGTAAGGTCGCAATAATTGCTATTCCTGGTGGAGGTGGTGGTTCTGGATATACTTCACCAACAGGAACATTTAGTGCTCCTCCTAATAGAGAATTTGATGCTAATACTTCTATTGCTAATAATGCAATTAGCTTTACCTCTACTACCTTCTCTAATGGAGATAGAGTTGTTTATGACAATAATACCAATTCAGACTTAACTAACCTCACAAATGGTACAACATATTACGTTGTAAACAGAAATAGTGAAACCCACACTCTTCAACTTGCTGCAACTCAAGGTGGTACTCCAATCACCCTAAGTGCAACTAGTGGACAAGAAATACACATCATTAGGGGTGTAACTGCTCAAGCAGGTGCTGTAACTGTAGTTGCTGGTTCTATTACTGCTGTTGCTATTGCTGACGGAGGTTCAGGATATACAGTCGGTGCTTCTCCAACTCTTACTATGGATGAGGATGGTGCTGGAGGAGTCACAGCTGCGA